TCCTTAAATGTGTCTTGTGCACCTGTTAAAAATTTATCTTGGTCAAAACCAAACATTCCCATTATATTTCCGAAATCACCTAAACCACCTGTTCTTGCAGCGTGATGTTTAACAGCGTCCACTAATCCATATTGTTTCACATCTTTTAATCCCGTCATAAGATTAGAAAATCCTTCACTTCCTACTATATCTTGTCCCGCCGAATAACCTTTTCCAACATCCATAGCTGCGTCCCAAAATCCATATTTACCCATCTTGTCCACATTATCTGACAATCTATTGAGATCTGTTTCCCTCATTCGTAAATTTTGCAATCCCCGTCTACCAAATTTACCTTCTCCTTTATAACCTGTTACAGTCCCACCTTGTTGATATTCTTTATATAGCATACTTCTAGGATGAATTTCAGGTACATAACCACCTTCATTTCCGAACATATAGCCTATTCCACCTCCTATTACAGCGCCAAGTGGACCAAGTGGTGTTGCACCTCCTATAGATGCTCCTGTTCCTGCCGCTTGCATCCTCCGAGCTTTTTCTGCCTTTTTATCAAGCTTACCCCGACCTGCTTTTCTTAATTCTTCCGCCCTTCTACTTTGAGCGATTTTAGCATCTAACTGTGCTTGTTCTTCTTCAAAAATATCCCTGCGCATCTGATACCCTCTCCCCATATCAGCCTGTTGGCGAGCCGTTGTTGTCATCTGTGGTGCATACTGCTCATACACATCAGCGCTTATACCACCATCAAATCCAGACGCTTGTCCGAACTGTGGTAATCTTGGGTTTTGTACATCTACATTAGGCATAATATTCTACTCCATTTAAATTTATATTTATTGTCGGCAAAAAGAAACATTTATGTTTATTATTTTTCACGACACTCCATACTTTCCATAGTATTCAATATACAATTCTATACTAGCTTGCGTTGGATTGGTTGTTCCATTTCCTGTACCAGCATTACATACATATATATAATTATTATTTGAACCTACCCTCACTGTGTCTCTGCATATCCACACATCACCGTCTTGATTTAAATCTATATCAGTTGCACTAGCACTATCTGTGCTATCTGTATTTGCTACACCAGCTCCTAATATTTCAGTTCCTGACGATATACTAGCATCAGCAGCTGTCCCAGTGGTTTCAGACAATTGTATGTTTACTTTATGAGTTGATAAATTACTATCTTTCGTTACTCGTGCTACTACTTTTGTTATAATAGCATTTGCTGGAATTTTTACATTTTTTAATTCATTCGCTACGGTATTGTCGGAGCTATGTGCATATTCTATTATTTGATTAGTACATATCATATGTTTTGCGTGTCCAACTTTTTGCATGGGAGCCGCCTGCGCTTCTACAATTCTAAAATTATTATTTCCTTGTGTTTCCAATACCACAGTATGAGAGCCGTGATCCCAATCGCCATCATCTAAATGTTGCCATCGTATATGGCTATTGTAAAATGTATATGGTGCGTAATCTAATGTATTCTCTCCATTAGAAGCCTGAATAGTTCTTACATCCCCAGAGCTAAATGAGTTATTTACATTACCATAAGTTTCGCCAGTAGTTGATTCCCCGCACCGTAAAGCAAAGCTATCAGCTCTAAAATGTAAAGAAATTCTTGTTATTGCACCCCTTGCTACTTCTGTCGATGTAGATGGACTATTTCCAGTCCGAGGTAAAGCAATACCACTAATTGTATTTTTATACCACTCCGCACCATTATCTATCATAATATGGCTTCCCATATCACCACCTCTACTACCATCAAGATATAGAACAGTACCATAAAAGTATAATGTTACATTCGTTGCACTGGCCGTAGCATTTACATCGGAGACGGAACTTGGTATTGTCCCTAGTGCTTCACCAATATAAGTACCAATCCTAAAAGCATATGTACCGCCAGACACATAGAAAGATTTCACAACTGCGTGCTCAGGAATACCTGCTCCGACTACATTCATTCCTACTTTTATTTTTCCATTTAAAATATTAGTGCTATCACAAGTTATTTGATTGCTTCCGCTTGATGTGTCACAGGTAGAATCAGTAAGGTAATCAAAATATTTATTAGTTACCGTTGTATTTATATTACCATCTGCTTCACTCAACATTGTTTCTTTAATTCTAGCTGCGTGTAATTCTCCCCTCGTTCTCACTCTAGCACTAGAACTTGCATCCATTGCAGTGACAAATTGACCTTGGTCATATCTATTCATATCGGAAACATTAGTAGTACCAGAAGACTGATACCCTCCGTCAAACGATGTCAATACCTTACCTTTTGTGTCGTCAAAATAGCTTAATACATCACCCTCTTTGGCTTCGGTCTTTGGAATATCAGGTGCTCTGTTTTTACTAGGTGTATCAAACGCTTTAACCTGTCTTGCTTTTTCAACAGGACCACCTCTTCCGTAGCGATTGTTCATCTTTGAAGTATCTATTTTTAAAAATCCCATTAAGTTGAAGATACCTTTCCATAAAGCTCTCTATACTCAATAGACACATCATTGATATCTATCTTACTAGCAACGCTAGTTGGTCCATTAAATTTTAATGTCATACTTTGGCATTCTATAGGAGTGGTAAATGTAAACTTATGAATTTCCCAACTTGTAGCTTGGTCAAGTGTATTATTAGATATAGCTGTAGATCCGTCTCCATCATAAGTTACAAAGCTAGTCCCACCATTTGTGGAATAGCTTAAAAAATTAGATACACTATTGCTGTCAGAATGTTTATAAGTTATGTATATATTATACACTTTTTTCTTTTTACCAGGTGTACCAAAATCAAAATCTTTTGTTGAGAATACAAATGCATCAGAAGTTTGACTATCTGACTGCCAAGACCTAATCGTTACAGTGTCTGATGCCTCTGAAGCATATATTAAATCTCCGTTCCAATCGTAATCAAAGTTAGATGCAATACCACCACTGGTTAACCTATTCTTTCCATACCAAAACGATTGAGTTTCCATGTCATAAACAACTACATCCGCTCCATTACCGCCAAATGTTGTATTGCTAGTTGTGCTACTGCAATCTATATTGATAATAATCTCTTTATCTTTTTGAGAGTATCCAACAATAGAATTAGCAGTTATTAATTTACCCCACGCATTAAAACTATAATCGTCTGTGCCATAACCATTTAAAATCTTTCCCTCTGACAACTCACCTATACCGCCACCTTCTTGATAAACATAAAGACCATTAGGGTTAACCCATATAAGTCCAAAGTCTGCCTTGAATACAGCTGCGGGATGTAGAACTCCCATACCTTTATGTGTTGCCTCTAAATACCAACCCGCTGGACTTGAATTAGATATGTTTATTATATATAAAGTATCAGGCTTGTACGCAAATAACCTATCACCGACTGTTTCTAATTTAATATAAGGTTCTGCGTCCCCCTTAATTACATCTATGAAATTACTGGATGGAAATACATCTGGTTTATTAACTGGTGAATACATAATTCTATCTGCTTCTTGTACTTGGACACCATCAATCCCAGTCATTTTTACATTCGCAACAAACATTCTACGATTTGCAAATACCGCTGTTTTGTATCCATCTCCAGCGTTACCTATAATAAGTGGTCCATCACTACTTCTATAGCCATTTAATGTTGCGTATGTGTCTATGGGTGGATCAGGTATAACAATAGTAGCATTTGCCTCATTACCAGTTACAGACCAATTAGCAAACCTATCTCCTAACTTTGACCTAATTCCAAATGCATGGTTGTCTGATGAAGTACCTGTTATATCAACATCGACTAATAAATTCCATTCTCCCTGTACAGCAGAAGCGTCACCTGACAAACTAAGACCTGATGCATACTTCCAATATATCCTTGCACCTGTTTGCCTAGCGTCATAATTCGTGCTACTTGCATTAGCTGCATATACAATAACTTGTAACGCCCTATCTTCAGATACATCTGCACTATCTAACGCTAATGTACAGAGTGATACTGCGGACTCTTGATTACCATCATATACAAAGGATATACCAAATACATAATCTGCCGCTTGCCAAGTACCAGTTATATTAGCCGTAGATGATACTGCAAAATTAAACTGGGCATTATCGTAAGTAGCGGTTTCTACCAAGGTGTTTTGATTGTCGTTTGTTGTAGGAGCAGGAAGATTATTAGACCCTGCATAAAACGCTGACCTATCCACACCTAATTGACTACGCTTAATATACATATAGTATTTAATTGTACTCGCATTAGATAGGTTAGTATCTGCTACTCTAATACCATTATTTATAGGAGTAATGATTGGCAAACAATCTGTTTGGTCACTACTTACATCTACACTAACGGTTGCCCAAGAATTATTTGTATAATCCCAAAGGTTTAATTCACCACTTTGATCTACTACACCTAGATAGTGTTCACCTGTATTAGTCCCACTTTCATTATAATCTAATTCAAAATGCTTGAACCCATAACCAGCAGAGTTTGCAAGGTCAGTGCTAGCAAGCGTATTGATTGATTTATCTGACGCAGAATTATTTACCTGACGAGGCGTACCACTGCCATTCCCCATAGTACGGATAGACCCAACCCGATCACCCATAGCATCCTGTGCGTAACCGAGTTGGTTATCCTGAATATCTCTAGGGTTAGCCTGTGAATTTATTCCACCAGAAAAGTCTCTTAATACTGCAACCGACCTAGGCATTACTTCATATCTAAGGCTTTTTTCATTTCTTCAACTATCTTATCATCAGCTTCAGTCTTTGTCATGTCAGCCAACATATCCAATACAAATAGCAATGTACTAGTTACGCCAAATCGTCTTAAGATCTGGGCTAATACCTTTCTCAGCATCTTTGTTGCCCAAGCGTTTAGTTTTACTTTTGCCATTTATCTACCGTTCTTTGCCTTTCCAAAATTCGCACCAATAAAATTGATAATATTCAAAGCCTTTTGGACTATCTTATCATCGCTTTTGTTTGGTGTCATTGAAGCTAGTATAGCAAAGCCACCGACTATGCTACCTGCAGCTGTAATAAGCTCCATATAGTTTTCTGATAAGAAACTAATCATTTCACTCATTTTAACTCCTGTGTTTGTTTGCGTTCATTTGACCAATACTGTCTTCAACATTCATTTCGGAGAAGCCAATTTGGTCTTTTCGTATTGCAGTAGCCCAAGGTCCACCTCCTCTAACGATAGCGTTTGGTAAAGACACAACTCTACCTAAACTACCTTTTTTACAAGATGGACAGCTACTTCCTTCTAATGGGTCTTCTGAAGATGTAACCATCGTACTAGAATAAATATCTTCTAAAGACTTACATTTTTTACATTTATATTGATATAAAGGCATACTAATCCCTTAGTTCTTTTTTAATTTTAATTATTATATACACTAATGTCGCCACTGAAACGAGCATTTGCAAGATCATTGGTAAGTTCAACCACCATACCCCCACTCCTAGAACTCCATTACCAACGGTCTTTAGCGAATCTATCATTATTATAATTATCCTCCCTTTCCATTAATGCGCCCTTTTAGGTACGCAAGATCATCAGTTACATCGTTTAATTCTTTAACGATATCTTCTCTGTGTCGCTGACCAATTTCATCTGAGCGATTCCATCTTTCGATAAGTTTAATTACCATACCTTCAACATTACTCATTTTAGTTTCTGACTTAGCAATTGCTTGTCTAATTTGATCCAAATCTTCGTTTTGCATCTTTTGGCTTTTCATTAAATTGATTATCATCGTAATAAATAAAAATACAATAACACCAATCGCACCATACTCTGCATATGTTTCCATCATTTCCTTTTCAATCCCATTCTGTCCAATAGCGTTTTATTTTGTTCTTCCAATTCTGTAATATGTTTATTTTCCATTGTTGCTACTTTAGAATTTAATACTACTAATTCTTCATGCATATCATTCAATCTCACCTCAATACTAGCAAATCGCATTTGAGCCTGGTACCAACTACCAACAACTATAGCAATTAAAATCCCAGCTTTAATTAATAAAGCTACGCTAATATGTATCTGGCTGTCTGCACTAATTCCGTTTGCCATTTCTTAATCTCATAATTTCTTCTTCTATTCTTTCAATTTTTTCGTCCTGTCTGACATCCGAAGGAATAGGTAAATTCTGCATAGCTTTCATTTCCTTAATAGCTTGCTCATTACTATTAGCCTGATGCTCCACGAATTGAATCCTAGTATTTAATTGTCCATAACCCCATACCATAGCAGCTATAAAACCTACCGCTTGGATGAGCATTGGTAAACTTATGTTTAAACTTGAATTTTCTCCTATTGGCTTAGTCATCTTGTTTTATTTATTGAGTACATCAGGTATCCGAATATTGCAAAAATAATTAATATTGGAATAATATTCCCACCATTCACTTCT